AAAGAAGCACATTTCCCTGATTCTTGATAAGAAGGGAAGTGTGCTTTCTATTGGATGTAACGAAATGCGTACACATCCAGAGGCGGCAAAGATAGGTTATCGATACAACGAGGTTCATTCGGAACTCGATGCACTTCTTCACCTTGATAAAAGAATGCGAAACGATAAAGATCTTATACTTTTAAATTACAGATTTAACAGGTTCGGGGACTTTCGTATCTCCCGACCTTGTGTAAAATGTATGCCTTGGTGTACTGCAATTTTTAAAGAAATTATTTACACTACGAGAAACGGATACGAAATCATTTCCGGTCAAAAGGATTATACGGATTCCATCGTATTGTCTATTGACCAATTCAATATGCAGACTATAATGGGTACAAATGGCAAAGCGACACATTGACAGATTTGATATAGAAGCAGAACGCGAAGGTAATGCAATCAAGGGACATACTGTTCTCCGACGAGGACAGGGTAAAGGAATTACCAAGCAACGTAATATGCACAAACGTGGTGCTGAAATTCTCACTACTCGAATCGTGAACAGAGAAGGATGGTTAAAGTGAATTGTTTCGATTGTAATAATAAAATTCCAGAAGCACGACTGGAAGCACTCCCTGATGTGGAGTATTGTGTGAACTGTGCAGACAACCACACCGAACGAGTTGTTGGTCGGATGATCTACAGTCACAAGACTGCGGGTGAACTAGTCTTTGCAAGTGGTAAAGAAAACATTCGTCGGTTGAACCGAGAATATGCGAGATCACGATAATGTACGAACAGCAATATGCAATGACGATGCTTATTTTCATGACTATTATGAACGTATTTTTTGCCGGTCTGATGATATTTGAAATTGTTCCTGTTCCTGTGGGAATGACTCTTGCATTCGTTGGAATGTTTGCTATGATCTGGAAGACGAAACGAGATCTCATGGGTAATGTAAAACTATGGGAAAATGCATATACTAGGAACAATAAAAATGACTGATTGGAATAAAACATGTTACGTCACGGGTAACTCTATGACTGAAAAAGACAACGCCAGATTCACATATGAATTTGACGCATGGGTATCTGAGGCGGGTCAAAAGATCGTCGAAGAAGATGCCCGTGGTTCTGATCCTTCGGAAGAAAATAGAATCATTTTCGGGGAGTGGTATGCACAAGATGAAGCAAATGCCGCGAACGATGAATTTCGCCGAGGTTGGCGACCGGTTCGTCGTGGGTGGGATGGATGAAAGAAGAAAATATTATGAATAGAGAACCAACGATTTATGTTGCCGGACCAATGCGAGGATTTGAGAATTATAATTATCCTGCATTTGATCGATGTGCAAGAGTCCTTCGTGGGCAGGGATGGATTGTTATCAATCCTGCCGAACTAGACAGAGAAGCAGGAAAACCGATGGCGGATCCTATGGCATTCTCACCAGACACAAACTACGAAGACCATGAGTTTATGCGAAAAGCATTGCTCCGTGACGTTGTTGCAATTTGTGAAGAATGTACTGCAATCTACATGATGAGCAANTGGGAAAAGAGCAAGGGTGCGAACGCAGAGTTGTCACTTGCAAAGGCATTGGGACTTGACATTTATTATGAAGCACCACTGCCGAAGGTAAAGAAAGAATTGAAGTGAGCAAATATACCATCAGAGACCATAAAGAATTTGATGGTAATATGCGGGTATTCCTGACAGACCCAACGCAAGTTATGATCATGGGTAGTCCTGAATTGAAAAAGTATATTAAGCAAAGAATCGACGAACACCAGAGTAAAATAGAATACTGGGATCGACTTAAGAAATTAAACGAGAAAGTATCCCAAGGGGTTGACAGAGACTGAATACCTGCTATAATACATACTGTGTCGTTGAGGAAGACGGCAAGATTCACACGGACACGGGAGTTCGACTCTCCCCGCCTCCACCAAACACACTCTCTCGTTTCAAAGATATGAAACGCTAGAACAATTAAAGACATGACACGGCGGGAGAGTGTGTTTGGCGGGGGCGAAATGGAATCGATTCGGTGAAATCGAAGCGTTGGAGACGACTGAGAAGGCGACCTACTCATTAATCGCGGTTGCAAAATCTAACTGACAACAGTTACTCACTCGCTGCTTGATAGCAGCACGGACCCTTGGATGAGGGCAACCTCATTCAAGGCATTACAGACAAATGCCTATCTCACTAACTCGGGAAACAAGAAAGGAGAATGGCATGACTCATATGACCTATCGTGAAAAGAATGAGTACCGTCGATGGTACGAAAACATGAAGCGAGAATCGTGGAACGAAAAGTTCCGACAACTACGGAAGACAAGACGCGAAGCGTTGAAGCGGAAGTGACAATTGAATAAAAATTGAAGAGAGACTGATCCTCTCTCTTCGGGACTCGCATAATAATCCTCAGACTGGGGATAGTGCAATCTCTGAATGGTTTAGCGACCTGTTCCCTACGATGTAGAAATACTTGAGGGATGACCCTTAGCGGGGTGTGCGGAGAGATCTGAGTAGAGTACTACGCATCATGTACAGTCACTCGAAAAGTTCAGGTATACATGAATCCTGAGTCCCATTGATCTAATTTGGTAGAGTGGAGTGGAAACGCGATCAGAAAAATCTGATTGTTGGACTCCGAAATGGTCCCACACATTCTACCATACATAGAAAGCATCACCTTCGGGTGGTGCTTTTCTTTTACGCCTACATATTTGGTCAAGGGAGACTTACATGAAAGAATTCAACGACCTATATGAGCAGGCAAAATTCTGCTATAAACTAAACGAGGCAAGATCTCGCGGTGAGGAGATGGAAGAATTTATTATCGCAGCAATCAACAAAGAACCGCAACCCGTATCGAAATTCGGTATCGAAGACGGAGCAGGGGAACGAATCGCCAAGCAACTCCGCAAAGCAGGAGTGAAGGGAAAAGGTTTGGTTCTCGGTGCAGACCAACTAGAAGTCACTGAACTCTGGTCACAATACTGGTTACCCGGAAAGGTTCCAGCATCCACGAAGACACCAAAGACAGACTTCAAGATCGGCAATGATAAAATTTCATTAAAGACTGGTGGTGCTGCTCAGTTAATGAGTGGTGGTAAGAACGAATCTATCGCTACCTTCTATTGTGCTATTGACCGTCTAGGTCTTAACATGGGTGGCATGGCATCCCGTATCGAAAAGGCAATGCTTGATTTATCTCCCTCAAGTATCGCACAGAGTAATCTCAAAGATGAAATTAAACTCGGTAAAGATAAAGTAGTTAAAGCAGCGAATGAAGCACACAAGGTTCTGATGGGAGACATGAAAAAGATGTTTGCATCGAACCCAGACTTTGCATACGAATTTGCATATGAAGCAATGACTGGTGATATTAAATTCGGTGGTAGTGATGGTTCATGTTCTCACTTCCTCTCGGTCTCTGACGACGGCAATACAATTAAATTGGTTGGAGTTGGCGACGAAGCATATGTAAGAAAAGTTGCAAGTAAGATGAAAGTTTCCGTCCGGTTCAAGACCACCAGTGAAAAGTCTGGTGGAGTCAAGACCGGGCGTTATCGTTACTGGTCTGCCATCGGACTTATTGTAGATAAACTCACCGAGAGTTATGAGGAAATTGGTCAACTACTTAATGAGGGTAAACTCGACGAAGGTATTCTTGGAAGAATTCTTAACAAGTTCATTGCTTTCCTTAAGAAGCAAATTGCCAAGATCAAAGAATTCGTTGTCAAGTCAGGAAAGAACCTGATCGAATTCCTCGGAGCAGAACCAAGCGTTTCCTTTAACAACAATATTGACTTTACTAAGATATGAAATCTTTTAAAACTTACATTTCATTAGAAGAACAAAGTGCAGTCACCTCTCATGGTGAACCAACTGCACATCAATATCGCATTATGCAAAAATCCCATGAGATTCTGCCCGTGGACTCCGTTCAGGGTCTAATCTCTGCACCCCCGTCCAGTTCCTCTGACGAGACGCGGGCGGAACTCATGGAATTACAAGATAGACTTGAACTGGGAACAGACAATAAGAAAATGTTGGATAAGTGGGATCTGGATCTTCTTGCTCCATTTGTAAAGTATCTTAAAGACAACAATCTCCGATATGATAAAGAACTTTTAAATGATATAATCAACGCTTCCACGGTCGTGATGTTAAAGCAAAAGTATCTTTTTGATCGTCCTCGTCCGGGCATTGTAGCGAAAGATATGGGTCTTCCCCTATCTCCTCTCAAGAGCGGCACAGCGGACTCTCCAGCGTATCCTAGTGGACACAGTGGGCAGTCCAGACTCATCGCACTGTACCTCACAGGACTCCATAGAGACCACTCTAGCAGTTTCTTAGATTTAGCGGAAGAATGTGGTCAGTCAAGACTAAACGCCGGTGTACACTATCCTAGCGACCACGAAGCGGGTGTGGAACTAGGAAATAAATTATACGCTTCGATGAAGACGGATGAGACTAAAAAAATAAAATATAAAGACTTACCCGCACCACCAACCGGCATGGAAGGATATTGATATGTTAGATTTTAAAAGATTCTTATCCGAAGAAAAGAACCTCCACCTTGAACACCTTGAAGACGAGTTGATCAACAATGGATCCAAGGGTGCAAGAGAAGCAATTACCTTTGCAGAATCTCTTGTAAAAATGTTAGCAGGTAGTGGGTCGAAAAAGTACAACATCACTGTCAAATGGGACGGCGCACCCGCAGTCTTTGCGGGCATCAACCCCGAGAACGGAAAGTTCTTCGTTGGGTCGAAGAGTGTTTTCAATGTTACCCCAAAGATAAACTATACTAACGCAGATATTGCTAAAAATCATACAGGCGGTCTTGCTGATAAATTGAAAGTTGCGTTAGCAAACTTATCAAAACTAGGAATCAAAGATGTGCTACAGGGTGATATGATGTTCAGTGACGATCTTGCTTCCCAGAAGATCGATGGCGTAGATTATATTACCTTTACTCCAAACACAATCACATACGCTGTTCCGGCAGATAGCGATCTTGCGAATACAATTGTCAAAGCAAAGATGGGAATCATTTTCCATACCAAATATACCGGCAATGATCTCCAGACGATGAAGGCATCATTTGGTCCTGATATTTCATATCTTAAGAAAACCTCAGCAGTATGGTTTGACGATGCAACACTTAAAGATGAAACGGGAGTTGCAACATTTACTGCAAAAGAAACAGAAGCAGTTAAAAAGAAATTACAGAAGATTCGTGCCATGATGGACCGAAAGACCATGAAGGTTATGGATGATTTCCTTGCTGATGACACGATGCAATTATACATTAAGACATTCTATAATACACTCGTCCGTGCTGGAGCATTCGGAACTCCCTCTGCCACATATGCAGGATTCAAGGAGTGGACCGAAAAGAAATTTGATACAGACATTGCCAAGATGAAGTCTGAAAAAGGTAAAGAAAAGAAACTACAAGTAAAGAAACAAATGATGTCATATATCCGAAGCAACTCCAAGGCGTTGTTACGGATGTTCGCTGTACATGCAGCGTTGCGTGATGTCAAGATGATTCTCGTCCGTAAGATCGAACAGGTTAAGTCTATTGGACTCTTCCTTAAGACGGACAATGGATTCGATGTGACTGCCCCGGAGGGTTTTGTTGCAATCGATAGACTATCAAATCGGGCATTTAAACTCGTTGATAGATTAAATTTCTCACAGGCAAACTTTAATGCCGCCAAGAACTGGGAAAAAGGATAAATACTTAAAAGGAGATAAACATGGCATCTAGAAAATTAAATGCAAAGACGTATCAAATCAAAAGACTATCTCGTCGAGATGAAATTAGTTCTAAAACACGTTGTGGTTATACACCATTACCTAAACCAGAACCAGTTACACCTGTCGCAGAAGTCCCCGTTGTAAAACCAAAAAAAGCACCAGCACCGAAGTTGCGTGCAAAGTCCACCAAATAAGGAGGTGATCTATGGAAAATTTAGACACTGCTAACATTCTCGGAACTATTTTTTACAGTATCGTTGTCTTTGGTCTTGGTGCCTTAAGTGGCAGAAAGATCTGGTACTGGGTTCGTAAATTCTTTCCTTGGAACAAGGACTGATGATAGAATATCGTTCATTAAAAGAACGTACCCTACTCAGGGGACAGAAAGAGAAATCTGCTGTCCTCACATTCGGTAGGTTTCAACCACCAACAACCGGTCACGGTAAACTGGTGGATGCTGTCCTATCAACTGCGAAGAAACTGGGGGCGGATGCCTTTATTTTCCCCAGTCGAACGCAGGATAAAAAGAAGAACCCTCTTCAGACCAAAGATAAAGTAAAATTTCTCAAGAAGTTCTTCCCGCGTGCCCGGATTGTCAACGACAAAAATGCAAAGACTGTTTTCACCGCAATTGAAAGTCTTGTAAAGAAAAATTACACCGACATCACCCTAGTTGTCGGTGGTGATCGGGTCGATGAGTTCAAGAAAACCATCGCACCCTACGTTGATGAAATGGGACTTAAAAAGTTTCAAGTCGTTAGTGCCGGTGAGCGTGATCCAGACGCAACCGATGTCAGTGGAATGAGTGCGTCGAAAATGCGTGCTGCCGTTACTGACAATGACTTCGACTCCTTTATGAAAGGAATTCCCAAGGGTGTTGGTAAAAGAGTTGCAAAAGAACTCTTCGATACTCTGAAGAAAGAGATGGGTCTAAACGAAGAAACCAAGGAACCAAAGAAGAACAACCTCAAACGATTCCTCATCGTTAGTGCTTCTGATAAAGGAGACACTACATCTAAACTTATCGATGCAGTAGAAGACTTAGGACACAAACCCACGGTCATTCGTGCGGACACGGCATATATCGGTGATGTGGACGGCGACAATCTAACAATTGAAAACATTGATAAGAAGGGCGAAGACATTACAATTAATGTCAAAGAAACAATTGCTTTTGTCCGAGGATCCTCCATGAAGACCGCAGGTGGTCGAGCATTAGTTGAGGGTCTGGACAGTAGCAATACTTTGGTTATAAATTCAAAGCAAGTTTTCGACTTGCTTGGTAACAAGTATGCCACCCACGTTTTGTTTGAAAGAGAAAATATCAATACCCCACGAACCGCGTTGATCACAAACGAGTCATCGATTGATCGGGCGCACAAGAAGGTCGGTGGAAAGTTCCCGGTCATCGTGAAGTCACTTCATGGCGCAGAGGGAATCGGTGTTGCGAAGGTTGACTCACAAGAGTCTTTCAAATCAGTTGTACAATCACTGCGTAAAAGCGGCGAGGATATTCTTGTACAGGAAATGATCGACATCGATGGAGATGTAAGAAGTATTGTCATGGATGGTAAAATCGTCGCATCCATGAAACGACTCAAGGCAGAGAAAGACTTCCGAACCAACAAGGCGTTGGGTGCAGAAAGCGAACCATATTCCCTCTCTGAATCTGAAAAGAAATTTGTAAAGAAAATTGCAAAGGCATCTGGTGCTATCCTTGCTGGCGTAGACCATGCGATTGCTAAGGACGGAAAACTATATGCCATTGAAGTGAACGCTTCTCCCGGTTCTGGTGCCCAAGATTATACAAAGTATATCGACGAGGATCAAGAAGAGGGAGTTGTCGATGGCGACGAACTCGTCAGAGATATTGTAGAGAGATCGCTACTCATCACTAAACCGGCAGAGGCATTCACTGTCGGTCGTGTTGAAACTGTCAAGATCGGTGGACGTACAATCAAAACTAGAGTTGATTCTGGTAACTCATCATATTCTGTCGTTGATGCAAGAGAAATAAAAGAAAGCAAAGGAACAGTCCGGTTTGTTTTCGACAGCACCAAGTTTAAACGTCCAGTGGTTGACACTGTAGAGATAAACATGGGTGGTGGTAAATTTGAAGAACGATATGTGGTCGAGATGGACATGCAGATTGGTCGAAAGACTTTTGAAAATGTAAAGTTCTCTTTATCTGATCGCAGTTCAAATGTATATCCTTCCCTCCTTGGTAACGAGTTTATGAAAGAAAACAACGTAGTGGTTCACACCAACGAAGTTTACATGCAGGAACTTGAAGAGAGAACTCTCACTAAGGGTGAGAAGGATAAAAAAGAGAAATATATAAAAGGAATGAAGAAGCAAGCGAAAGATTTTAAAAAACGCTATGGTTCAGATTACAAGTCGGTGATGTACGGCACCGCAACCAAGATGGCAAAACGTGATGCCACCGAGGAAGATATTGATTTTGATTCTCCTCCTGAAGAGGGAACTGATGAAATTGTACGGCGTTATAAAAAAATGACTCCGGGTGAATTGAATGAAATTGCACATAAATACTTTAGTACAGGAGATAAACAATGACAGCACCAAATCCATTTGACAACAGCACTACTAATAACCTCAAGGGGGTTATTGATGCGGTTAGTCAAGTTATTAGTGGCGGAGAACCCGCCGTCCCAGAAGAAATGGGAACACATGCCGATGCAGCAGCATCGGAGATTGCTAAGATCGAAGGACCACATCTTCAGGGTGATATCACCAAGATTATGCAAAAGCATTTTTCTGCTGGATCCAAAGGCAACCCACAAGAAACTAAGATGCAAAAAGCATTTGAAAAGGAAGTTGGGAAGCGAGTTGCCCAAGGGCGAGCGGCAGGAAAGTGGAAAGAACACTGATGTGATAGATAATATTTATTATGGTTTTGATGATGATGCATTCCAAGATTATGCAATGCAAAATTATAAAAATCCTTCTTGCTCGGGAAGAGAAGAATTTGAAGAGGATATAAACCGAATCAAATATGTCAAGCGTCTGTTTGGCAGATACTTCTCAACCGGAGAACTTAAAGAACGATTGATATTGAATCATATCATCATCTTTTATAATGTATTTGAGATGGAAGCAGCGACTAAGATGCTTTTCTATCGTATGGAAGATAGATTTAAACCATTAGTGAAAACATTTTTGGTTTACCTAAATTACCTTCCTGAAGATGAAGCATATGTACGAGTCCCAATGGATACAAAAGTTATACAGATACTCAGGAGACTATAATGAAATCGTTTGAAGAATTTAAACAATACACACAAGAACAATCTGGGGTACTAGAATTATTCTTCATAGAAGAAGCACCGACAAATGCTGGCGGTGCTTCTATTTCACAGGGCGGAGTTGATACAAACGGTTCGTTTGATAAGGTTGCTGGGTTAGACAAACCACTCCTAAAAAAGAAGAAGAAAAAAGAACTAGAGAAATATGAGGGTAAATCATTTAGCGTCTCTGCCGAAGAGTTTGAAAAACTAAAAGCAGGAAAAGTTCGTGGTGCTAGATGGAACAAGTATATCGATGAAACCTCTGAACTGGGGACGGAGATAAAAAGATTTTCTTTACGAAACCCATCTAAACCAGTTGTCATTAGAAACGAAGAAACAGGAGAAGTTGTCTTTCTTCGTCGTAGACAAAACGACGGTAGACTTAGACACAATAAGTCATGATCGAAGGATTACTAACAGCAGAATTTTTATCATTAGTTGGCGGTAGCATCACTGGTTTTATCTTTAAGTCTCTTGCAGAAAAAAGACAAAACGAACAAGAGCGATTTAATAGATTACTTGATGCAAATAAAGCAAACAATGAATCACATAATCAAGCGATCCAGAGAGTCGGCAGCGATGCAGGTAAAGTGGTCCGTCGATTCATTGTTCTTTGTATTCTATTCGGAACAATCATTGCACCATTCATTCTTCCATTCTTCTCGGTCCCAACCGTAGTTGAATTGGTAGAAAACAAACCACACTTCTTAGATTTCTTTGGGTTGTTTGGTACATACGAGGACACAACATTTGTTCCTGTTGATGGATATCTTTTCACCACAGAGAACAGACAGATTCTCGTTACCATTGTTGGATTTTACTTTGGATCAGCAGTAGGAAAGACTAGATGAAAAAGTTTTTAATTATGTTACCGTTTCTTACAAGTTGTAAGGCGACTGGGAATAAAATCATTACCTCCCAAGGGGCACCTAAAGTTGAATCTGAAACGGTCCCGATCGATAATAATTCTTTACAAATGTCAATATTTGACTCATCACATATTATTTTGTGGATATGTGTTTGTGGTATTGCTGGGTACTTCGTCTGGAAGGAATTTAGATCCTCCGGTCGTCGAGTGCCTTCAAGTTAGAATGCAATAAAGAACAAATATAATAAGAATCGGCAATGTCAGTAATGGGGTTGCCGATTGTTGTTCGATCAGGCGTAATTGTATTTTTTAATTTCATGCCAGTATCTTGATCGAAAGTCTTCACCATCAACTCCTTAGAGGCATTACCTTTGCCTGTGGCGTGCTTCTTCACGGTAGTTGGGGTCAGAACCTCAATTGGTTTTCCTACCTGATACAATTTATATTTTAACAATCCACAGTTCTCTGCAATTTGGAAGATTGCCCGACCGGAAGCACCGTATGCATATCCTTCTAGACCAACCTGATCACACCCAAGAACCTTATCAACCGCCCAGTCTGAAATGGTTTGATATCTTTCGCACTCATGGTTATAATCATCAAACATTTCACCAAAGATGATTCCCTCATATACCCTTGCATGTTTCTTTACATTTGTAAGAAAGTAAAAAGAACATTTGTGTATACCAAAAACATCCTCGATACTTCCATCGAAGACACATACACACGGACCACATAAAGAATAATCAATACCTGCTATTGCCATACTACTATTTATATGCGAAAAACCCCGGTCTTCCATGACCGGGGTTTAAACGCAAAATTATAAAATCAGATTATCAGGAACCGACTGCAACGGTCGCAGCATCCCATAGGGACTTGACCGAAGAGGCGACCCAGACCACGCCTGCCCATGAGAATGGGAGGAGGGCAAGAGTAATCAACATACTGCGGCATACGCCGATCTTACCCAAAGTTCGGGTAACAACATCTTTATCGCAATCACCGGTCACAGGACACGGATTTACACACATTTTCTTAGTAGACATAATATTTCTCCTTTATGTTCAGAAACTAATTGTGATGAAACTACGCACCACATATTCACCTTGACCAGCACCAGCATTCCAACCGGTATTATCGGTATCGAATCCAGCAGCGATGTCGTCGAAAGCGTAACCAACAGAGTTGGTCCACTTGACACCTCTAGTCAAATCATAATTAAGACCGATGGTTCCCACGTTGAGTTTACCACCAGCGAAACCTCCAAGGTTTCCGTACTCATACTGACCAAACAGTTGTGATTGATCACTGAGATTGAATGAGGCAGTTGTAACTAGCGAGTAGTTTTCCCAACCATCCATTCTATCATCCGAGATCCATGCTGCGTTGAGTGAAAACTCATCGAGCGTGACTGTAGTATCAAGAGTATAACTCATGTATTGTGCTGGACCTTCGATGTAAGCGTAACCGCCACCAACAGAAAATCCTTCACAAACATCATAACCTGCATGGAAACCAGCGGCATAGTCGCCGTTGGAAACACCAGTTAGGTTATCAAAACCGTTGTTGTAAAACGCACTGAATTCGACCTCTCCGAACGAACGGGAAAGTTCGATACCCTGACCATATCCCTGCCCAAAAGTTTGAGCAGTGATGCTATAGGTCTGCGTAGTAAGGTCGGCAGGGTTTGCAACAAATCCACTGTAGAAAGTAGAAACAAACTGACCAACACGAACATCAGCGAAATCAAAACCACGGTAATCAACGAATGCTTCTAGAAGTTCAAATTCACTTCCGGGAGTCCATTCGCCATTTAGACGGAAAGAAGCGTCCTTGCCAAGACGACCCTTGAGTCCTAGTCTTGCACGATACACATCAAATCCGTAAAGAGCATCGGCACCACCGCCGTTGCTATACGACCAACCAGTTTGAAGTAGACCATCGACAGTAATTGCCATGAGTCCATCTCCACGAAGCGACTTACGAGTCTTAGCGTCTTCTTGGACACTATTCATAATAAGTTCATACGCTTCAGGTGTTGGTTCATTTGCTACGGCAACTCCGCCGAAAACAAATGGTAATAGGATAGCACTAATAATTTTATTCATCTTTATTCTCCTTAAGATGGGTCAGGTAAGATCTACTACTTCACACGAATCGCCACTACATGCGTATGTCTGGGATCCAGAAGTATTGTCTTCCTTCTCATAGTTTGCTAACTCTTCCCAGTTTACGCTCTGGGGTAACTTTTCTAGTTCTCTCATGTATGTCTCTTCATCGATTTCTTGATACGGTGCCTGCTTATAGACATGATCAGAAAACGGAAGGAACGAGATACCAGAAATTTCTTCAAGGTGCTTCCAAACCCACGCACCAACTTCCAACCACTCATGTTCTTTCACTGAGATGGTGACAGATGGTTTGTGTTCGCACCAATGTCGCTGGTAGACCAACCACACTTCAAGTTGCTCGATTGCAGTCATATCACTTCGGGTGACACATCCAGCAGGAGACTTGGTTGGGAAGGAAAACACAGTTACATTATCGGGTTTCATTACATCCGGTTCATTATAAAATCCCTTGTCTTTCATGAAAGAACATAGAGGATCCTTGTTGTCTGCACGAACTGTGCGGATGTAATAATTACTATGACGAGCATGAATACCAGATGCAGCATCAACCAATTGGGATACGGTTCCAGAAGGTTTCACGCAAGTCGTTGCAGCAGATTGAGGAATACCAATCTTCTTTGCAAATTCTTTATTGGTATCAACAGATACTTGTCGCATTTCGTTCAGTCTAAATTCTAGATTGTGGAGGGAACGAGTTGTTTCTGAGTCCATGATACCAGTCAAAGATACGCCAAGAAGTCTTTCTTCTTCACAGTTCTTCTTCCATACAGAAGAAAGATAACGGAAGTCTGTAAGGGTAGACTGCCATGTACCAAGAATAGTTGCGAGTCTAATCTTTCTCTTGAGAGACTCAACAGTATCATCTTCGCGGACAACGATCTCTGTTAGATTACAAAATTCTGCATCACGGAGAAGAATTTCAGAGCAAGGGTTAGTTCCAAAACGATGATCAGGATCTCGATGGACATGTCCTTCTCCTCGGTCTGCTGCTACCTTCTTACATTGGTTCTTTGCACTTGAACGATTAAAGATACCACGCTCGCCGCTCTTTGATTCATATAGAGATATCCATTCTTTCATGAACGTGCCGATCTCCGTGGGACCACCATTATACACCGCAGAGTTATTTGCTAATGCACGTTGTGGTTCTGTCATCCACCACTGACCACTCTTAGCATCACGCATACGATCATCCATTAGTGATGACAATGAGATAAGAGCAGAACGGCGGACTCCGCCAACGACGACGATTTCTGCAATCTTGCAAACAATATCATGACATTCGATGGTCGTGAGTCGCCGTCCTGCTGCTTTCTTAAAAGTATTTACTGTGAACTCGAAAAGATCGAGGAGTGGTGCCGGTCCAGAAGCACGACCACCAAAGGTCTTTAGTCTTGCTCCAGCAGCACGAACTTTGCTCACATCCCACTTAGGAACTTGACCATTCACAAGAAGTGAAACCAATTCTTTGTAGGACTTAGACCAACCAACCTTAGAATCCGCAACTACGATAGTAGTATCTGTATCATGAAACTCTTCTGCAATGATGGGGAGTTGATCAACTTCTGCACGTTCTACCGAGAAACCGACACCGGTTCCACACATGAGAACGTATAGAATTTCATCAAACGCACGAAGTCTATTGACGGCAACATATGAGCAATTATATCCTGCAACATGATCTCTCTTGAGTGCTTCTCCTGCGGTCATCAATGCTCGCATGGATGGCATGATCTCTAGATTGAGAACTGCATCTTCTAATTCTTTTCTTTGCTTGACAGAAACTTTGTAATCATGCTTAGTGGATAGATGATCCACGAAGAAATCAAAGTAACGGTTTACGGTTTCGTCCCATGTCTCTCTGCGATTCGCTTCTGGTAACCAGCGTGAGTAGCGGGACAAGTGAATAAAGTCTTGATATAGTGTTGGTAGTTTTTTCATAACAAATTTCCTTTGGGATACTTTATGTAGTCAATTCTTTCCATGAGAATTTGAAGAGAGGGGAGATAAGTTTTGCAATTGCTTCTGCATACTCTCGTATTTCCCACTGGGCATGTTCGTCAATCCGTTGCTTGTAGAATCTTGCATACGCAGCAAGAGATCCCGTCCAGTACCATTCCGTGTACATTCCCTGTGGGAGAACAAATCTTGCTTGCTCTGGTGCTACGCCATTTCGGAGTAACTCATTGTAGTTATACAAACACAAGCGAAGAGCATTAGTATAACCGAGATCGGTGTCCTTGTCAACACTAATAAAGTCATCACTTCCCTGTTTTGCACCATTTGTTGGTTTTCCTCTCCACTCTGGTTCATAGAACTCTGGTTCAAATGAAACATATCTTCTAGAGATTTCATTTTCCACAAATCCTTGCTTGTGCTTGAAACATTGTGTCCGAATAGAGATAGGTGCCTTTATTCGTAGAGTGATCTGTGGATGTGCGAAAGGGGTCCAGTGTTGGTGTTTTGCAAGATATCGAATAAGTTTTTCATCTTTCGGACACAAGCATTGTACATCTTCTTTGTAATACTGTGATCCAGATTTGGTGAGGCGAGTGACTGCTTCTTGATCTTCGCACCATTCACTTTCACTATTAAACGAAACTCTTGCAGCGTTACAGACGGTTAAATCACTTCCCATATGATCAATTAATGTAACGCTTCCTTTGTCTAAAACTCTCATAGTCTACTCCACTCGTTTAATCGATGCTTGGCGACCAGTCCGCTACAAGTATTCTCATCGATGATCTTTTTGATTTCTCTTTTTCTGTACCCTGCCATCACCATGTCATTTGGATCTTTATGTTCCATATCACTTGGCCAAATACACACATTCTTTCCTTTGTTGATCAATTTCAAATTCAGATCATGTATCTGTTTGTTTCGTGGTTCGTTGTCTAGAACATATACTCCTTCACTACCGGATAGGTGTGGTGGAATGTTATCAATTCCAGAGGCACCAACCATTGCAATGCAGTTTTTGATAAACAAACTATCGATCGGTCCTTCTACAATGTAAACCTTTTTCTTAGGATTTATCCTCCACTGACCAAACCACAGTTTATCAGGAGCATCACTTGACTTGATTGTGATATATCTTAGAAGTTCTCTTGTCTTTCGTGTTTGTCTATTGTCATCGACATTGCCATGTACGGACTGCATTGCTAACGCTCTGCCCTGTGCTGCGACCATATTGCCTTCTCTGTCAAAGAAGGGCAATACAATTCGATCTTCTCCACCACCGTAAAGATTTGCTTGTCCTGTCAACAACTTGGTAAAGAGACCAAAATTTCTACAATAGTAAAGTAGATCATACTTTTCCTTTGGAATCAAACGATTCTTAACCCACTGTTTTGCGGGATGAGTATCCTCCAATGTGGAAATTGGAGTCAACCATTTATTGTCAACAACTTCTTTATACTTCTTTCTGAACATCTCTTCAACACCTGTTGCTTTAATTTTGACCGGTCGAGGTCGCGGTTTTCTTTCTGTATTTTCTCTATATCTCTCTAACTGATATTCAGTCTTGAGTGCTGGGGCATGTTGTTCTAAAAAAGAATAAAGTGAAAGGGAAGCAGCACAGTTGTGACACTTGTAATAGTACGACCCTTCTTTTTCATAGAAGAATCCCCTACACTTGTTCTTGTTCTTCTGTGAGTCTCCACATAGTGGACACCGGCAGTTTGCAAGGTTATCTTTTTTCCAAGAGAACCTGTCGAGTGAACTTGAAACGAACTCGACAAATTTCTTATCAACGTAAACAGTCATCTGCTATTTCTATTATTACGGTTTTTCTTGTTTAGTTCACGGAACTTTCGGTTCCAATGATCACGCTTCGTGTTTTCATACCACAGACGGTATTCTTCTTGCCAATCACGACTCATTCGTTCTGGTTTCCTCTTGGGAAACTCTCGCTTCGGATACGGTTTCTTGTAATTATTATTCATAGTACCTTTAATTGCCTTATTTTGTCTGAGTTAGACTTAAACTTTTCATCGAAATTTCTACCGTCGAATCCAACACCAGCGGTCATATCTGTTTCGCCTTGGTTGCTTCCTTGTAGATTTACTTCTGAATTATCAACATCAAAAAGTTTCATCTTTCCTCTGTTGATTCCCACTACGAACTTCTTGTTTGCGAAGACATCATTATAACGATTCTTCAGTTGCTTTACAAGCAGTTGTCCTTGTTCTTCTAGTTCTTCTGTAGTAATTAATGCAAACATAAAGTCGGCAGTTGCAGGAAGACCGAAAGACTCAGATGTGTCTTCGAGACCAACATCGCTACTAGAAAAACCAGATCGGTTTGTTTGTGTTGCAGAAAAGATAGGGACATTCTGTTCTACTGCGAGTCCACGCAACTCTTCTGCGATTGCCTTAATTACTGTGTAAGAATTTACATTACTTCCTGCCTTGTATCGACTGGACGCACAGATATTTAGGTAGTCAATGAAGATAACATCTGGAACAAAGTTCTTTTTCAGTTTTAATTCTTCAAGAAGAATACGGAAGTGTTGAACATTTGCAGTTGCTGTTGGGTACTCTTTCACAATCAGTTTGGATTGGATATTTTCTGTTACGCGACCGATCTTCTTTTCATACGATCCTTTAGGAAGAATCTTCAATTCATCAAGAGTGATGTCCATAAGATTAGCATCGATACGTTCCGCAATTCTCTCTTCTGCCATTTCACATGTGATGTATAGAACATTTTTGTTTGCGGCATAGCAAGCGGCAGCATGGTGACACATGTATAGTGACTTACCCACACCAGTACCAGCAAGAATGATATTCAATGTTTTGTTTGGAACACCACCATTGGTGATCAAGTTGAAGAACTCAAGATCGAAAGGCATTTTTGATTCTACTCTGTGATAAAAATCAAAACGCTCATCTGCATCACCTTCATAATCGTGACCGATATGTTCATCGAACGAAACAGCAAGTGCGTCTGATAGAATTTCTGGTAGACAGTTCTTTGTCTTCGTCTTGGACTTACCATCAATGATTTCAATTGATTCTAAGATTGCATTGTAGATCGCTCGATCCTTGCAGAAATCTTCTGTCTTGTCGAGCAACCATTCTGGATCAACTGCTTCTTTATCTTCTCCTAGATCCTCGATTAAGGCAACACAATTCTTATAATCCTGTTCGCTAAGATTTGACTTCTCGTCAATACCAATCATTAGAATATCGGATGTTGGGAGTGCATTGTACTTCGAGATATGTTCACGAATCATATCAAATACAGTCTTGTCAGTTCTAGTCTTGAAATAATCGTCTTTCAAGAAAGGAATTACTCTGCGTGAAAAATCTTCATCACGCATGAGGTTTCTGAGAATAATCTTTTCAGTCGTTTGCATCGGTAAGGAACTCCGCTTCGTCCAATTGGTTTTCGAGTATGTCTACTAGTATATCACCAAGTACCTCTTCAAGTCCAGAAGAATCTTCGGGAAGTTCACCTTTAATAAGATCGTAATCAAATGCTAATCGAGCATGGTCATCTACTTCGTGGATACCAACCTTGCCAAACTTAACAATAATTCCTTCATATTCAGAATCAAGAAGTTGAACAGCAGTTGCACCAGTATCTCGACCCTCAACTATCTGGTAGTTCGGTTTCATCTGTTTCCTCTTCGATGGAAGATCCATATTTAAACTTCTTACCCACACACGCTTCGATCTTATTCATTACTTCTTCGGTAAAATACTTTTCCGGATCTCGATAAATTTGCTTTTCGTAGACCTTAGTTCCATCGGCAACTTGGATACGAGTACCCAACTTCTCAAAGATCTGATTTTCTACTGCAAGATCTACAAGACCATAATATGGATGTAGTCCAGTGTCATAATTCAACATAACATCGACCATAGAATTTTCTTTGGTGATACGAGACTTGTAAAGTTTACAATGAACGATGTTGCCAATAACATCTGTTCCTTCTTTTACCTTCTTCTTTGAAAGATAGATGATAGTGGATGCTGCGTACTTAAGACCAGAACCTCCACCCATTTCCTTCTGAGGGAACATAGAACCAATAACATCATATGTGTGGTTTGTAAGAATCATCGGGATTCCTACTTGACCCAACTTCAATGTCAGGGTTCGGAAAGTAGATTTTACAATTTGGGCACGGGTCATGTCTCGGGTTGTCTTGCCATCCGCTGTATCTGTCACTTCTTTCAATGTAGACAACATACCCAACGAATCGAGTACAATGAGTAATGGTTTCTTTTCAGATTTCTTTTGCTCGCCGTAGGCAGCGACAACTGAAAGCACCTGATGACGAAACTCTTCTACGGTTCCGACAGGAATGATGGCAATACGCTTTGGGTCAATCCCTCGTTCTCGAACCATGTCGGAGGTAATAGCATATTCAGTGTCAAAATATAACACGTTAGCATTAGGATTGTCACTAAGAAACTTATGGACAATTCCAAGGGCGAAGAAAGTCTTGCCAGTAGCGGACTCTCCTGCCAACGCCGTGATCTTGTTATCCGGCAGACCACCGTAAAGACTTCCAGATAATAGTGCATTGAAGCAATAAGACCCAGTATTAATAAAAGATCTAACATCTGAAACTAATCCTTCCTCCGCAAT